AAACGTTTTACTCTTCGATGCCAGACTGTTTCCGCTGGCTTAAGGGTGAGTGCTATGCCGTTTACCTGGAAGGCAACACCACTGTTCAATCCAATAACAACATCTGGTAATGAAGCTTTACTCCCCCGACAACAGAAACACCTTTGTGTTTGCCATCGTTCCTAAAAATGCAAAGGAAGGCGCACAGCCCACCTATCAAGCTGTTTCCGGACCAGACATTGAAAGCTGCTTGCAAACCATCGACAAGAAGGGCTCTAAAAACGCCTATCAGTACGTCATGGGGCGCTACGACGAGTTCGGACGCTATTGCACCTACTGCCCGCCTATCGATGGCGTAACGCCTGGCAAGTTCGTTCTGCACCCCATGGCAGAGGCTGAACGCAAGCGTGAGGAGGCTTACTCATGAGAAGGCTCACGCCCATCTACACCCCTGAAGACGCTGCCAAAGTCCTGTGGTCTTTGATCTTGACTGAACGGGCATTGCTTGAGCACTTCGACGTGCCGCCACGCGGCTACGAAGGCGATCCAAAAACCTTCCGTAACCTTGCTCGTGAATACCCTGGGATGCGCGATGATCCACGTGTGCAAAAGATCGTGGCTCATTACTACGAGCACAGCGGTGTGCAGCGCGGTGAGGGCAAGTTCCCAAACGAGTTCACGCATACACCACCCGAACCTGGCGTTGAACACGTTGTTGAACACGGCGTTGAACTCGACGGCGTCACCACTTACACCAACGACAACCCCATCCCTCATGAACTCCCCTTTTGATTCTCCAGATCTCACCCCATCTGCTGACGAAGTTCAGCTTTACCTCGACAGTGATGATCAAAAAATTGTCATCGGTGCTCTAATACAAATTCTTCGTAGCTCCGAAATCAACCGTCAAGCTGTAATCGATTCGTTCCCTGACCGCGACCCAACCGCAACTGCTGTTGAGTTTCAAAACATGATCGACAAAACTAACGCCATCCTTGCCCGTCTCCGCTAATGCCTCTCAAAACCATCAAGCTCGCTGTCTCCGAAGACCAGCTAGCCCAGCTCGATTCTCAAGCCGCTATCGAGGGCATGCCGCGCTCTGAACTCATTCGTCGCACTCTCTCCGGACAGATGCGCCCTGGCACCATCAAGAACTACCCCAAGACCTGCGCTGAAGTCCTCCGTGCAACGAATGGCAAACTCTCCCGTGCCGAGGTAGATCACGTCGTTAGCGTCGTCATTAAAGGCATGGCCGCGGCGGAACCGAATGACTGAAGAACCCTCTGGTACAACCACCCACTTCCTTGAAGATGGCAGCGTCCAGGTCTGTTACTACGACTGGTGCGGCTGGGTAACCTCCGCACACCTCATCATCCCTAAAGCCCTTCAACTCAAAACCGCCTACAACAATGCCCGTAAGGAAGGACTACCCGATTCCTGATTGCCCAAAATGTGGCAAACGAGACTCAAGAGTCTTAAATACTTACTACACCGACGACGAAGACATCATCCGCTTTCGGGAATGCAACTTCTGCACTCATCGCCTCTGGACTCAGCAACCACCTGAGCAATTCCTTGACCCTGATCTCTACCGCGTTATCATCCCCAAATTCACCGCTAACGGTCCTAAACGTGTCGCAGTCAGACATCGATCAGAAGACACCCACTACCGTGAACGACAAGCAGCCAGAGCTAATGATCAACCCAAACCAACTCGCTGGAATTCAATCCCTAAGGACTAACTGCAATCTCCCAGGCGCTGAAGACATCGAAGCGTCCAGCAACCGCATCGTTGCAATTCAATGGCTCTATCGCCTCTCCGGCAGAACCAACGGCATCTACACCGGCCTCTGGCAGCAATATCAAGCCAAGCTGGAAGCTGCTAAGGCTGCTTTATAATCGGTAGACTTTTATCAGAAATAGTGCAAATGCATGGCAAAAAGCACTAAGGCTGCCAAAGAGTTCCGCGTTAACACCGTTTATAAGATGTTGACCGACGGCGCAAGCCGCTCTCAAATCTTGCAGTTCTGTTCAGATGAGTGGGATATCAGCACACGTCAAGGCGACAACTACATCGCTGAAGCAAGAGAAAAATGCGAGCAAGACTGCACCATCAGTCGCCAAGAGTTCCTTGCTGAAGCAATTGTCGGGCTGCGCTCTATCCGTCAACAGGCTGAACGACGCGGTCAGTATCAAGTCGCCGTCAACACCGTTCGTCTGATGACTGAACTTGTGGGGTTAGATGGCAAGTCTTCTTGATCGCTGTGCTGGTGGTTCAATCCTTGACCGCCCAAAGGTCATTGAGGCTCCACCAAACGTTGAAGCAGCTGATGAACTAAAGCAGCGCATCCTTGATCAGTGCTTGCCTGCTCAGCGTGATTTCCTTTTAGATAAGCACCGCATTGTTGGATACATTGGTGGCTTTGGTAGCGGTAAGTCTTATGCATTAGCCCGCAAGATTATTTGGCTTGGCATCCTCAATCCCAAGCAGACGATAATGGCTTGCGAGCCAACCTTCCCAATGATCAGGACTGTTCTGATCCCTGCAATGGATGAGGCGCTTGAGTCTCTAGAGATTGATTACACGTTTAGATCATCACCACAGCCTGAGTATTTGTTGCAGTTGCCTACAGGACCAGTGACTGTGCTCTGTCAATCAGCCGAAAACTACCAGCGCATTCGTGGACAGAATATTGCTGCCAGTGTGTGGGACGAATGTGATACAAGTCCAGTTGATACAGCACAGAAGGCAGGTGAGATGCTTTTGGCTCGTATGCGTACTGGCAACTTTAACCAGTTAGCTGTTGCATCAACGCCTGAAGGTTTCCGTTGGGCGTATCGCACTTTTGTTGAGCAGGATGGTCCGGACAAGAAGCTGATCAAGGTCAAGACCAGAGATAACCCAAACCTGCCGGCAGAATTTATCCCAAGCCTTGAGCGCAACTATCCAGCGCAGTTGATCAAGGCATATTTGGAAGGGGAGTTTGTCAACCTGGCATCGTGCAGTCTGTATCCAGACTTCGATCGACACGAAAACTACTGCGATACCAAGCCCGATCAGAACGACACCATTTACGTGGGTATCGACATAAACATCGGCAATAGTGTCACGCAACACCTGGTCAGGCGAGGAGACGAGTTTCACTTCTTTGCAGAAGCGATCTACCGTGACACCCAACAGATGGCTCGTGGACTTGCGGAGATGTATCCGCACCATTTCAGGACACAACAGCTTGTGCTGGTCCCTGATGCTGCCAGTAAGCAGCGCTCGACTGCTGCCGCTGGAGAATCAGACCTGGGGATACTCAAGCGAGCTGGTCACAAGGTCATGGTTCAGCAGAGCAACCCGCTTGTGCAGGACCGAATCAATGCAGTCAATGTCCTTGTCGAGTCACGGCGGCTCAAGATCGGGAATGGCTGCAAGAATCTGATCCGCACGATGGAGCAGCATGCATACGACGACCGCGGGAGACCCGAGAAGGGCGGCGTTGGGATGGACGACCTGAGTCATGCTGGTGACGCTATGGGTTATGTGTGTTATCGCTTGGCTGCTATCCGTCAGTGGGCTGCGAAGGGCAAGACGAAGGTGATGCCTGGCATGTACGCACAAAGGCGCTAACATCTGGGTCTGGGTTAGCACCCAAGGCTCCCCGCCTGCCAAGAGGGGATTGTTCGGGACAGTGGAATGTTCACCGACAAGGGTTAGGCGTCTCGTGCTCGGGGCGCCTTTCTCGTGTTTGGGGGTGTGCTACGGTATACGGGTCTCAGATGAGACGCACCTCAATCACTTAGTAATGAAACTCAAGCACACACTGCTCCTCGGCCTGCTCGTTCACGGCCTTGACGGAGTCATTTCACTACCAGCACAGGCGCAAAGCCAGTGGGAATACATCGTTGATGCCAACGACGGCACCCTTTACTTCGGACGTAACGTCCAGCATTTTGAAGGCATCACCTTCTTGGAGATAAAAAGCGAAGCTGACCCGGCTGGTGACAACGGCGACGAGAACGCATGGAAGCAGCCATTTCGCTGCGAGGAAAAGACCTACATGGAAAAAGATGGCACTTGGAAAGCAATTGATCCCGAATCTGTTGGTCAGTATTGGATGAACTTTGCCTGCGCTAGCCGCACCAAGTTGTCCGATCGCAAGAGTGTTGGGGCATGACTGACATCAACACTGACCAACGAACCGGTCCGCCTTGGAAGAGCAAAACCGGCTGGGCAATGCTGGCTGGGATAATTGCTCTCCCTTCACTTTTTGGAGTAATTGTTGATCGCTTTGTTGTCCTGAGGCACGATGTTCCTGAGGGTTACAGCTATTTAACGAAAAGCAAAAAGGGAAATTTTTATTACACCAAGCTTGGCGAGAAGTATGAAAGCGTGCAAATGCTTAACGTACATGTGATTAACAAGGATGAAACAACTGAAGATTTTGCCTACCCAGTGGATTGCGTCCAAAAGACAATCAGCAATAAGACCCCTGTCTACAGGACTGTTGGTCACAAGATGATCCAGCGTGCTTGCTCGGTGTGGGGGTTCTAAATGGGGTATAGTTGCCAGGTAAATTTCATTCGGTAGCGCGAACGTGCTGCGGTCTGTCATTTGCCTCTGTACCTGTGGTGGTTCGCAGGTCCAGTGATGATCACACCACCACGTGGACTGACAAGGGCCCGCGTGGTTGTTGCGGTCAGCATCTGTTCGGGGAAACACGGCCCCGGCGAGCATTGGAGCCCTCCTGCTTCTTCCACAGGGGGGTTTCTTTGTGCTATGTTTCAGGAGCCGAAAGGCACAGGACTACTTACTCAACACCTAGCCCCGCCTGAGCGGGAGAAAACCAATGACTAACCCCCGCTACAGCGTCCGATTTGATGACGGCGACCACAACCACGATCTTGGCTGCACTAACGACAAAGCAGAAGCCATTCAATGGCTCAAAGAAAAGGTCAAAGAATTCACCAACAGAACTGGTGACTTTGCTGACGTTGACGAGCCAGGCTCTGACGAAGCTAATGATTGTTTTTTCGAGGTTGTATTGGTCGACGAGGATGACGCTTTCCTTGAAGACCTAAACATCGGCTGGACTGAAGAACAGGGCTACGACGACGGACTCAAAAAATTTATGGAGGCAGCATCAATGACTAAAACCACCCCCTACGCACAAGCCTCTGGAATGGACGAAGGCGCGTTCTACAACGGGCTGCCTGTTAAGTGGGATGAAGAACACCATTTCACCTACTTCGTTCCCAAGGACCTGGCAGAAGCCAAATATCGCGAGCAGATCGAATGGGGTGTTCTTCTTGAATACGACCACGAATCTTTTATGGAAGAGGTCGAAGAGTGGGGACCAGATGGTTTCTACAACGAACCCGAAACACATCAGATGTATCTCGATCAGATTCCTTGGCGCAGGCAGCACTATGAATTTAATTTCTCCTGGGGATGGTGTCTGGACAAAGAGAGCGGGCGTTCTTCAATTCCCATTGATTCTGATGCCATCGCCCGCTGGGCTGGTATTGACCCTGCAGACCTTATTCACGAAGCACCATGAAACGCTTTGTGCCCATACGAACGCCAACTTAGAATTGTAAAAACTGCTACTAAACCAATGAATGCTCTCGAACTCGTCCGCCGTCAGCTCAAGCGCCAGCAAGCCTTGAAAGAAGCCCAAAAGGCTACTGCTACCACTCTCTGCTATCGCGGTAACTGCTACGTCAAGCAGACTGCCGCCTGATACGCTCCCTCATTATGTCAATGAGGTTCGTTTCATCATCACCGGCATAGAGGTGGTCAGGTCGTACGCAACTCCGTACGTTGCACCGATGACACACCACCTCTGGCTGGGTTCCATATGCCAAAAGAAAAGAGGCTCTGTGTGCCCCCATCGTCCTGCCTTCCCAGCTAAATTTTCCGTAACCTGACTTCCCGATACTTCCTTCCCATAACCAGCAACGCGAATCCATATGCTCAGCTACAGGTCCATTACGATTGACCTTATTCCAGAACCTCGCAGGCAGTGACTGGTCCACATCGCTGTCGCAGCCTACGGTATCAGTCTATTCAAATAATTCCTGCGCCTCAGGGTCATCCTCAATTAGCGAATACAGAAGCTGTTTGAACATGCCCTTCTGTCTCTCCGCTAGATCGATCAATGTGAGGCATGAAGCCCGCAGGACCTCTGGATCATCAATCTGATCCAATTCTCGCTTCATCTTGACTAGCAAGAACTCATGCGACAATGAGTCAACGATCTCGCCTAGGTCCATAATGGTCCTACGAGTAACACCCTCAGCGTAACGATGGCTTGTTGGTATCCTTCAAATTCACAAGAAGCTTGGTTTCCGCAGTTGCGCGTGAATCGGCTCGCAAAAGAAGCCGCTGTAGCTAAAGCTAAAATCGTTAAAGAAGAGTCTGTGACTCAACCCAAACGTCGTCGCGCGACCAAGGTGGTCACGGAGTAAAGCATGTTCCCCAGCTACGGACCGTACGCTTACCAAGGCTGGCAAGGCGCTTCTGGCTTTAGTGCTGAAAACCCTGACGACCCTGGGCACGGCAGTCCGCAGTATTGGGCAATGGCCGAACGCTGGTGGACTATTCAGGATCTACTAGCTGGCACCATTCAGATTCGGTCTAAGGCTGAGCGTTATCTGCCAAGGCTGAATAACGAATCTGATAACTGCTATCAAACACGAATCAACCGTTCTGTTGTCACTCCGTTGTATCAGCGGGTTATTAAGGCAGCGGTCGGATTGATTCTGCGCAAGCCCATCATTCTTGAAGGTGGTGCTGAAGAATACTGGGACAACTGGAGGCTCAATGTTGACCGGCAAGGCAGCAGTCTGGACGAGTTTATTGGCAAGGTTCTGTTCAGTTCGATCGCGTATGGTCACTGCGGATTTCTTACGGATTTTCCCAGCAATGAGGCTCGTACTCTCCGAGAAGAAATAGACATTGCCGCGGTTCCATATTTTATTCAGCAGCAAGCGCCTAACATCCTTGGCTGGCGGCATTCTCCTAATGAAGGTGAGGGCAAGCTGCAACAAGTAAGGTTGCGGGAGTTTACGACTAAGCCTGAAGGGCGCTTCGGTACTGAGGTTTGTCGTCAGGTGCGTGTTGTAGAGCCTGGTAGCTATGAGGTTTGGGAAGAGGAAGGTTACGGGTCTAATTCTTACAATCTGACCGAATCTGGCAGCCTGAGCATTCAGGATATTCCTCTTGCTGTTGTCTACGGGCAGCGTGAGCAAGTGTTAGTGTCTAAGCCGCCTATCGAGGAGTTGGCACATCTAAATATCCAGCATTATCAACTGCAAGCGTCATTGTTAAATAGCTTGCATGTAGCAGCCTTCCCGCTGTTAATGCTGCAAGGCTGGGATGACGCTACTAATGAGTTGCAAGAGCTTAGCGTTGGTAACGCTTTGGCAATGCCGCCTGAAGGTGGCGCAAGTTACGTTGAGCCTGCAGCTAATGCATTTGATGCATTGCAAACTGAGTTGAATGAGCTTGAAGAACAGATTGGAACGCTTGGTCTGACAATTCTTGCAAGACCTAAAGCTTCAGCAGAATCAGGCACCAAGGCTGCTATCGATCGTGCTGATACAAACTCGATGCTTGCGCAGATCTCGATTAACTGTGAGCAAGCATTGCAGCAAGCAATGAACTGGGCGGGTGAGTACGCCGGGCAAGAGCCGCCTAAGGTCAGCATCGACCGTGACTTCAACGCTGGGGAGGTTGAGCCGCAGCAGATTGCTCAGTTCATCAGCCTGTATAACTCCAACCTGTTGGATAAGGAGACGACACTCAAGCTGCTGCGTCGTGGTGAGATCCTGCAGGACGATGTGGACATTGACGAGATCTTGAGCGCTACTGAAGCCGAAGAGCTTGATGCTGTCGAGAAGGAAGTCGACCGTTTGTCCGCTATGTCTGAGATTGGCGAGGGTAATCAGCCTGAAGAGGGCGAGGATGAGTGACAGAACAGGAAGCCTTTTCGATTATCCGCAATGTCATCAGGCTTGAAGGGATAGCCAAGGAGATGGCAAGGCTGTCAACTCAAGAGTTGTCGGCAGTAATCAAGCGAGTCAGGGCAATTATTGAGGGTATGCCTGAAGGGAGTGTTGAGCGTCAGCTTGCTTACAAACAGGTTGAAAAGGTTATTCGAGACATCCTTCAAGCGCCTGCTGTTCAGCTATCTGCTGATGTGCAGCAACGTCTTCCGCTAGAAGCTCAGTATCAAGCTGAATGGGGCGCAAAGTACATTAACGCTCGCCCCGGCAACATTAATGAGCTACAGGCCGCGGCCGTACAAGGTGTAGGCGACACAAGGGTATTGAGCAAAGGCGTTGCTGATATGTTCTTGCCGTTGTCTAACGCTCAATTCAAACGTATTGATAAGGTCGTCCGTGCTGGTTTTCTTGGTGGTCTTACTAATCAGCAGATTGCGAAAGAGATTGGGCAAACGATAAAAGCTAGTAAGGCAGAGCTACGTGCGATGTCTCGAACGGCAGTAATGAGCATGGCGCAGGAGACACACAACGCAATATGGGATGCAAATGCTGACGTAATTGAAGGATGGGTGTTCGATGCAAGCATGGACTATAGAGTTTGCCCAGTTTGCGCACCGTTAGATGGAAAAACCGCAAAACGGCGAGGCGACTTACCTGACACCCCAATTCATCCAAATTGCCGTTGTATGGTTCTGCCTACTACTGGTATCGACACTGATTCTGGCGGTCGCAGCTACGTCGAATTAGTAAAAGATAAACCGCAAGAGCGCGAAGGTGTTCGTGTTTATAAGCAGAAGGTCCGTGGCTCTGATGGCAAAATGTACTGGAAGGTTGCACGAGACACTAAGCAGCCAATCACGATGGCAGGCTTTTTGCGCAGAGCTAACAACACAACACAGGCAGAAGTATTGGGCAAAGGCAGAGCAAAGCGTTTTCGTGATTTAATCAAAGGCACTCCTGGTTCACGGGCTCCGCTTTCTCCTGAAGAAGCGTTAGTAAGAGTGACCAAGTAAACTCGATTTATAGAATCGGAATCACATGGCTGGCGTAGCTTCTGCAGCGATTATTGAAGGCCAGCTGATCATCGGTCTTGATGACGGCAGCATTATTCGCGCGGGCTACGTTCAAGGCCCACAAGGATTAAAAGGTGACCCTGGACCAATGGGTGCCACGGGTGACCGAGGTACAGACGGCAATACCATCCACACCGTCGGCGGTACACCCCGTAATGACTTAGGTGTCGACGGCGATTATGCCATTGACAATATCAACTGGCGAATTTACGGCCCCCGTTCCGGCGGAACCTGGGGCAAAGCCAAGGAAATGCTCCCTGGCAAGGAAGTCCTCGAAAACGGTCGTACTCAGACATACTCTGGCGCGACCGGCGGTGGCGGCGGCGGTGGCGGTACAGGCGGCGGCCTTGTTTTCACCAACACGGTTATCGCCACAGGCTCTGGCCGCCTGGCACAAGACGGCACTGGACCAACCGCAATTGTCCGATACCCCGGCAGCCCCCTAGGCATGATCTCCCCGCAAGGGGACATGGCCGTCCAATCCAACATCAACGCTTTTTTCGTCAAAGCGCTCGAAGAACTCGAAATTGAAATCCCCGTCGCTGCCACCGACACCGCCCCCACTCTTCCCCGATACGAAGGCAAACTCTGGTTCGACACCAACGCAGACGAACTTACTCTTTACGTCTATTACGACGGCGCATGGGTGCCTGCCGCACCACCCGTCAGCCTGGATGGCATTAACGCCACAATCGACGCCGCTCTCATCGTCCAAAACGAACTGCTGGGGCGTGTTCAAGCGGGAGAGACCGTACAGAGCGAAATTCGTCAAGACGTTCTGACGCTCCAACAGGAAATCGACGCGCTCGAAAACACCCGTTACGTCGGCACCTGGAACGCAATCGATGACGCCTCAAAAAACGGTCGCCCGCCTGGTGACGGCAATTTC